AATTATCAGCAGGTGAGTTTTCTAATCCAATAACAATTAATTCTCAGACGCCTTTCTATCAACATTTCCAAGATATTTATTTTTCTGTATCAGGGTGCGATGTACCAAATTATTTCAATTTAAAGCCAGATAAATTTAATAATCTTAAAGAGTTTCATTCTTTTTATGAAAAAAACTATATCGACACCTTATCGGGTTTTGAGTATGAGGAGTTAAAGAAAATATCTTTATCATCTAGAAATATATATGTTCGTTTAAGTGGAAATAATCATACATCAGGAAAAGGACCAACAGCATTTACTATAATTAATACCTTAAGTACACACATCTCCAGCTTCCACGCTGGTAGTTCAGGTGAAAATATATTTTATTTTAAAACAGATAAACAAAAACAACCTTACAGACCTATTAATATATCTCTTTTTAAAGATAGGGATAATATTTTTTCTGATACTACAACAGGATTTAAGAATAACGACTATTCAAATAACTTTACTGTTACACTATCATCTTTAGTTGGATCAGTCTCATCGCAAACTATTAGTTGTATATCGATAACTTCAAACGGCATACCCGGGGAGG